TCACCAGTCAACTTCTTGATAGCCTTCCGAGTTCTGAGCGGTGCTGCAGAGTCGTATGCTACAACAGATGCTGCTGCTGCGTTGGATGCTTCTCCCACGATTGTCTCGTAGGTTATCGAGGTCGTGTTCCTCCAACTAAAGAAGTTGGGCCATAGAACAGGACGAAAACGATCAGCGGTTTTGTCAATCAAATATTGCAAATTCTGACCGCTGTTAATTTCCTTAAGTAATGATTGTCTTTCCATTTTCTGAAATTTTAACGGTTAGAATTAAAATGAATCGCTGAAGAGAATACGATCAGACATTGCTGATTTCTTTCCGGAAGGTACACCGTACCCACCGTAAATACCAGGCAATCTCCGCTCATAAACAGTTCCTCTGGTCACAACACTTACTGCATCATTTGCAGATGGTTTGCAGTCATTCTTAAGAACACCATTGGGCGTTCCAAGATATTCACTTTTGGTTGCTCCGGTAGCAGCGGACAACCACAACACATCACCTGCGGATAGTACACCAAGGGCAGTGTCTACAGTGACGTTGTCATAATCATCGTCACTTGTGTCGATCTCAGTAATTGCATAAGCTGCTCCTCCTTCATCACCCTCTGCAATCACATCACCAACCGAAAGGCAGTGTCCTTTTTTAACCTGAATCTTTACGTCCGTGTCTCCTACAGTTGCGTGAACAGTTGCAAGTTTATCCACAACAGCCAAACGGGTTGACTCATCATAGATAATAAGCTCTCCTTTCTGAACAACAACTCCTTCATCGAAGTTATTGTTGGTTTGGTCGAGCGTCAGGCCACCGGGAACATCCTCCAAGTTTTTGGACTGAAAGACTTCCATGCCTTGTATTCCGGAAGTCTCTGTAATCTGTAATCCCATATTAAGATGGTTTTTAAGTTAATACTAATCTAATTTCTGTACTTTCTGTGCGCCCTTCTCGATATTGGAATTGCTGACATAATCATCAATCACCTTGCTATCGATCTTGGTCTTTCCAAATGCTTGACCGGGTATGTCGCTATCCTTGATCGCCTGATCAATGATTCCTTGCTTAAGTGAAGCGTACTCATCTTTAAGCGAAGTAACGGCAGTTTCGATCTCCTCTTCCTTTGCAACATTTACTCTGCTTACCCAACTTTCGGGAAGTCCTGATGAAATCAGTGCTTCTTTCGCCTTAGATTGTAAGGATTGTTGTTTAATGTGAGCTTGTTGATTCGTTACCTGTTCCGTCAAAGCTGAAATCATTTGTTTCAATTCTGAGATAACCGGATCACCGTCCGTTTTCTTTGGGGGGTCTCCTGATGGTTTCATCTTCTCTTCAAATGTTTTCAAAGCCTGAGTGACCCTGCGGTCGACTTCCGACTGTACTTGTTTAGAAACTTCTGTAACAAAATCCTGATCCATTCCGCTCTCTGATAAGAGTTCGGAAAGCGATTTGCGAGGCGGTGTGTAAGTTTTCTTAAACTCTGCAACCGCTCCCTCGATTTCAGCCTCGCTTTGGGCGTTAATTTGACCTGCTAAGTCCTCCGGCAATCCTTGCTTCTTAAGTTCTGCCTTGATGAGTTCTAACATAATTTTTCAATTTTAGTTTATAACGTGGAATAATACACCCTCCCGTTTACATGAAAATGAATATTCCAGTTCGGCATAGATGCTTTCGCAAATTCCGCCCTGAGCAATTTCGTATATTCGTTAAGGTAATTTTTATCGTTCTTGATCTGTTCCTTGAAAGTAAGAATTATCTTCTGCCTTTTCTGATCAACTTTAAGTCCTGTAGGTGGTTTGTCTGCCAACACAACGATTGGCATCTCTTCCGGATCAATAGGAAATCTGCTTTCTACAACCTCTTTCTCTATCGTATCAGTAGTCTTCTTTGCCATAATATACTATTTAGTATGTTGCATTATGGAAGTAAAGATAGACTAATAACTGAAACTTGTCAAGGCTATGAATATTATTTTTTTCACTTAGACTTATAAACGATGTCGTTTGTCTGTTCTTTTATCGGAATACGGTGGTCTTCTCCTCCTATGATTGAGAGAGGTATTCCTTCGGGGAAAGCTTTACACGTAGCATCTCCGTTATAGTGAACACACGTATTGCATAACGGTTCCTGAAACGTGTTATAATTCTCTACTATTGAAGATTTTCTTTTCGCCATGGTATAGGTATTTAATATAAGTTACTAAATATATTGGTAATATACAAATTAAAGCTCTGCGATTGTCATCCAAATATTGCTTGAATAAAGGTCTCCGTAATCACGGTCAATATCTATACGGTCAATATCTATTTCCTTGATCCTCCACTTGGAGCCGGGATTGAATAGAACTTCTCTCTCTCCTTTAAATTCAGAATACTGCCCTATAAACTTGCCACTTCTGCCTTCAACTCTGATCTTTATGTTTCCGCTAAATGCTTGTGTTGGGCAGACGGAAGTAGACATGAATCCTTGGTCAACGAATAGATCGCCCGGCTTATAATTTAGGAATTTCTTCATCGCATCACCATTTCCAATTAAATCCATTCCTCTGAAGGTGGTTCCTTCCCAATTAGGGAATTTGTTAAATTCATCAACT